GGTGTAAGATACAGTCGTTTGCCATCCTCATTGGTACGACTCAGCGGTTGATAATTAAATTTTGGATTATACACGAAAACTTTCTCCGCATCCACAGCGGTCTTTTTCATTGGGGTTAAGAAATTCAAAACCTTCGTTGAGGCCTTGCCGTACATAGTCTACTGTGATTCCATCTACAACAGATAGACTTTTTGTATCTACTACAATTTTAAAAGAATCTTGATCAAATATTTGATCTGTGGTTTCAGGACGATCTACATATTCTAATACATACGCCAATCCACTGCAACCAGTTGTTCTAATTCCTATACGTATGCCAATGCCATTGCCTCTTCGAACTAAATTTTGTTGGATTTTTTTAGAGGCCGCTTCAGTTACCAAGATCATTTTTTTGTTATCCAAGTTTGATAGAGCTGGCATAATTCTGCATACCCTATATCCTGCCAACTTATTGACAGCAACCATCGATGTTTTTTTGGTGAACAATTTGTAACAGAATGCAAAGAGTTGTTATCAAACAGATATGTAATCTTTTCGACTAACTTTGCTGTTTCTTTCTTTTTTAAATATTTGATTTTTGTAATTTCTTCTACTTCATACCAATTAGTTGTTTCATCATTCACAATTATTCCAACAGATATAGAACACCGATCTCCGTTGTATCTAGTGCCGTTGTCGGAGTGAGGAGGTATCCAATGTGTATTTTTTAAAGTTTTAAATCTTACCTTGCAAGGTAAATTTATAAAATTAATGAATTCGTGAAAATAATCTCTGACCTGTTGTTCCATGCTTTCACTGAGTCTGTGAGATCTTATATCTCCAGTGAACAAAAAATTATTTAAAAAATTTACTGACCAAAAATTACTTTTAAGATTATTTCGATCATGAAAGATATCTGTAGGAATATATTGTTGAGATAAAATTTCAGAAACTAACTGTTTATGCAATTTATCATTAAGTGTAAACTCAGGAACCCTACGATGATAATTCATCTAGATGTTTTCTCTTATAGTCTTCAATGGCAGCTTTGATCGCGTCCTCGGCAAGTATTGAGCAATGTATCTTAACGGGCGGTAAAGCGAGCTCTTGTGCAATCTCAGAGTTCTTAATCGATCCTGCTTGCTCCAGAGTTTTACCTTTGACCCATTCGGTGAGCAAAGAACTTGACGCAATAGCAGAGCCGCAACCGTAAGTCTTAAATTTCGCATCTTGTATAATTCCATCTTCTACTCGTATCTGTAGTTTCATAACATCACCACAGGCTGGAGCTCCTACCATGCCGGTACCTACATTGATGTCGCCCGCATCCATCTTGCCCACGTTGCGGGGATTTTCATAGTGATCAATTACTTTTTCAGAATAGGCCATTTGACACTCCTTTGTGTATTATAACAGTTTGTGTGTGTATTTACAACTGATTTGGATCAGTTACATGCGCCGTTTCATGGCTTGTTTGGCATTTGTGTCTACTACTTCGCGAGCCTTGTCAACTGTCATTCCAGCCGCACCTTCAACGTTTCCGCGAAATCGAACTACGTTAGAACCAGGTTCTAACGGCTCCAAAATATTTTTCAATGGTTCACGGCTGATAAGTTGATTGAGATTTTCCAAAGTAACATTCACACCTAGACTTTTGGCCAGATCTATAAAGGCCGCTTGACTGATTTCTTTTTTGGCCGATTCGTCATCAGCACGGCCTAACAGAAACTGGCTCAAGGCCAGTAATTTCTGTGAGTTAGGATCTGCTACTTCAAAAATTTTCATTATCTACGTTCGCGACCAAGATCACTTGTAGCAGGTTCAACTTCTGTGTCGATTTCGGTATCTACATCGATTCCAACATCATCAATTGGAGGCTCAGCATCTAGTCCCATATCAACATTATCTGTGGGCTCTCCTGGAATCACTGCAGCCTGTCCTGTGACTACACCAAGGGCGGCTTCCAACTGTTGCTTGGCGCCTTGTAAATTCTGTAATAACCCACTCAAGGCCGCACTTGCATCACCGTTGAATTGTGTGGCTTGATCTACACCAACTTGATTTTTAATCGAATCGACCAAAGCTGGCAAATCTTTAAATTGCATGGCGCTAACCTGCTCACTCATTTTTTGTACTTCATCTACCATGTCCTGGCTGGCCAACACCACTTGCGCTTGTTGAACTTCGCTTTCTTTTAAACGCTGACGTAGAGACATTCTTGTTTCGCTCATAGCCAAGGTAGGATTGTTCATTTGTTTTTGTAAATCTTGTATTTCTTTTTGTTTCATACGAATTTGATCTTGAATTTGTCGTTTCTTTTGTGCAATCTGTGTAGACATTAATGCTGCCTGTTTGGCTGGATCGGGCTGACCTGTGGAAACGGCTGAAGTTGCAGGATCCTGCTCCATGACACGAGCACTGAGTGCCTGCTCCATGACTACTAATTTCAAGTAAGAAGGATTTTGTTCGCTATAATGAAATTCTGGGGTTCTACGGTGTTCTGCAATGGTGGAGCGAACACGACTGAGAAACTTGCGGGCCTGAGCACGGCTTAGATTTTCAAAATTTATACGATCGCCAAAGTAGCTTTCAAATACTTTAGCGGCTTGTTTTGTTGGGTTGGCCACGGCCAATTCGTTGAGTTTCATTGTTAAATCCTCGTTGTTGATAATATTTAGCCCAGTTGACACATTTAGTCAGTTGTTTTTCTAGTTGTTTTTTTCTAATTATCTTGGTTTCTAATTTTGAACCAATTGGGTCTCTAAAATTCCAGTTTTTGCTGCGATCGCCAATGTTGGCCCTGACTGATATATCGTTGGTCAGATAACCTAATTTTTGATCTGTTTCTAACAGTTCTCTAGCCAGGTTAAATTGAGCATATTTGTCCGCTATGCACCAGCTCAGAGCGGCTCGAGTGCTGTTAAACACTCCAACATCTGTGGCCCAGCAGTACACACGGTATACAGATTTTTCAGGTATAATATAATATTTTCCAAAAACTTCATACCCGCCGTTGTCAAGTTGAAAAATAGTATTAGGGATTAGATCTTTAAATTCTTGTTTGAACAAGCGATCAAATTCTTGTGTTGTATTCATTTAATCACATAGGTCATTAGCAAATAAACCGTGGTTGCAATCAACGCACCAATGATTCCCACACCCCATTGTATCAATCGATCAGTATTTTTTTCGTTGATTTTGGCAACCATATCGTGTACTTCTCTCAGCAAAGATTCTAAACTGTTGATCTTGTTATCAACATGTTCAAATCGTTGTTCTAGCTGATTGTATCTTTCAGCACACAATTCTACATGTGCTTCTAGACTTTTTTTCTCAATGTCGGTGGCTTCGCTCATAGTTAATTATTTATAGTAATAACGCGAAACCAAATGTTCTGTTTAGGACCCGAGGTAATCAACATAGGTTCAATATCTGTATCATTATCCAACTCTCTCAGCATGGGCACTAAATTAGAATCTTCTCGAAGAATTCTTACTGGATCATCTGTGGTCCCAAACACGTCTGGAGTTTCGGTACTAAATTCAAACCTCCAAACAGCATCTTCTTGTATTGGATTAGAAATGTCAAACACCTGCGTTCTTAAACTTATTAATTGTGTCAGTGTTTCCCAATTGCGTTGTTGATTTCTGGCGCGATCCCAGGATTCTTGATCGATAATTTTGTGCCTAGAGTGATCCTCAAATGGAACTCGTGATGATTTAAAGTGTCCAGTTACACCTGTATTAGTGATGTCAAATCGAGTGATACATTCAACCTTTGTCACGTCGGCTTAATTCATAAATTATTTTGGCACGTTCTAACGCTTCTTGCAACGCAGGATTGTCACGGCTGTCGGCAAGTATTTGACGCCACATCAGCCACTGTGTTTCCAATTGCTGTTTGGCCTGAACACGATCGCTGACATGATGCAGTGTTCTTTCACTTTTTCCTGATTCTCTACGATAAATGGTATCGCCGCCATCGGGACTTTCGTATATGTAATTCATTATATGGATATTTAATCCAATAAAAAACCCCGGAGTTTTAAATCCGGGGTGGTATCAATTTATTAATTGATTAGGTTGACAACTTGAAGCCTACGCTTGTGCAAGAATCCAATTGGAAACCTGTGTAGGTAATGTTGGCAGCTGCCAGAGCAACTGTTGCGTTAGCAAAATCACCTGTTGGGTATAAAGCAACACTGAGTGCTACACCGTCAACTTGATACATAGCTACTGTAGATGTTTGCTGTAGAGCTTGTAACACGTTAGCAACATAACCTTGTACAGCGCCTTGTGTGTTAATGCTATTGTTAGCAACAAAACGATAAAAGTCTAGTTTAGGACCAGCAAAGTTAACTGGAATACCAGCCAAAGAAGCACTTTGAGCGGGTGGTCCGTTTAGGACGTCGGTTGCGAATACTGGTTGTGATCCGCCTGATACGGGGGTAATAAATGCCATGATAAATCTCCTTAATATATGGTCACTGAGGACCTAAAAGTATTTACCATTTTGGTAAAAAATCAGGAGTTAGGTAGCCAAATTTGGGTTGTTTAGAACGCGATTACCAGCCGTGAATCCAAATCTGTTGACCAATTTGGCCCGTCCAGCGGGTGTGGCCAGTACCCAGCCTTCATGACCGGGCTCTTGGCGATCCAACTGTTCCAGCATGTCTGTTTTGATTTCGTGCAAAAGCAAAAA